ACATAAAATCATATTTATCTCCATAAATTTCCACTTCATCTTCAGTCATCTTTCTCGTTGTTAATTTATTCCATTTCATAACTGCACCTCCTAATCATTGTATAAAACAATATCACTTGAATGTCCTAAATATTGTTTCCCGTTCTTTAATTTTACTTTTACAGTATCTTTGTTATCGTATGTAGTCCATTCTTCTACCTCTCCAGTAACTACTTCATTGTTAGGGAGCTTAATTACTGCTTTTTGCAACATATCCTCGGTTTTATGTTCTTTAAACACAGTTAAACCTAAACCTAATATAATTAAAAATAAACCAAAAATATATGTCGTGTCTATTCTTTCCTTAAACCATTTCATTTTTATTCCTCCATTAAATCTTTGTTTTCGTAAATGTTACCTACAACTTCAACATCTTTACTCCAATGTAAATTAAAAAAGGATTCTCCGTCTACATCTTCCGTTGTGTAAGCGTGATAAAATATGTGCTTTTTAATCAAATATAAATCAGTAATATCATCATCCATCACAATATCACCTACATGTATATCAGTTCCGTTTCTATCTTTAAAACCAGTATTCTCCATGAATACCACTTCATCAAAAGAATAAGGTACATTATCTGCATTATCATTAAAATACACTTCTACTGTTTTTTCATGGAAATTAATCACTTCTACAGCTGATACTATATCTAAATGTTTAATATACACTTTTGGTTGTTTCATCATTACACCTCCTCCGTAACCCCTAACAATTTTAACTCTTCAACCATGTCATCTCTTGTTTCTTTTAACAACTCTAACGCTTTATCCTTTTGTCCATCAAGTAAAATCACATTAAAGCCTGAACAATGCACACTTACATATTTTTTTTCTTCTACATTTTTAATCAAAAAATCAATATCTTGTAATTTTTTTAATAAATCATTAGCTTTTTTGCATTCTGTATAATTCATTTTAAAACTCCAACCTTTCTAATTCTTTTAAAAAATATCTAAGAATTGCTATAAACTTTTCTTTTTCTTGTTCCGTTCCAATTCTAATACCTAAGTTATTACGAAACACTAATTCTTGTTTTAACCTGTAAGACATAGTATAACCTTTATATTCAATAAATAGGTGGTCTATATCTTCAAGTTCAGCAATTTTTAATTTCATTGTTTATCCTCCTAAATTTGGATTTATAGCTTCAAATTGAAAATCAATATATATTCTTTCTTCATCTTTCAATAATTTTCCATTAACAACAGTAATATATTGTTCAAATTCCATACCCATCTCACTAGCATATATATTAAAATCAACATTATATTTTTTACTGTGTTCTACTAAAAGTTCTTGAATATCGATTGCCCATGCTTGTTTAATTTCTAAAGTTAAATGACAAACTTCATCTTCATAATAATAAAATGATATTTCTTCACTTTCTACAAAAAATCTTCTAGTGTTTTTCAAATGCAAATACTCTCTAAACGAGTTTGTATGATTAAACCTATATTCTCCTAAATCATCTATCATTTTTATTTCAAGATATTCTGGTTCTGAAAAAATGTTCTCTGATTTAACTAATCTGATTTCATTTTCTACGAAATTTACTATATCCTCTTTTTTACCTCTTATTTTTAAATATCCTTCACACCAATTCGGCATATTATTTTCCTCCTAAAATTATTTAATTCTTCCACATTTCTTATATTCCCACATCTTCATTTTTTGGATTTCCATCACATTTATTTTAACTCCATTAATCCAATATTCTATATATTCAATGTTTTTATTTCCAATAAAATAATATAGTTTAAATAAGTCTTTCGCTATATCACAATCGATAACTTCACTTATATTAATGCCGCTTTTAAATTTTATAAACACTGTATAGTACATTTCTTCTTCGATAAACGGATTATATAAATCTAATTCTTCAATTCTCTTTTCATTCATTTTTTATCCTCCTATTCCGTTCAGCTCTGCTATTTTTTTAGTTCGTTCAGCTTGTTCATTATCTGATGCTTTCAATCGTTCTTCTAACTTAGCATTTTTTATCCTTAACTCTATGGCTTCCTGTTTTTCTTTTTCTTTGCGTTCTTGATAGTCTTTTACGTCAATAAATAGAGCTACAAAATAAGCACCAACTAAAATTATCATTCCTGCTATAAATAATTTCTCTAACATTTCTTAATCTCCTATTTGATTTGCATTAACACCAAGTGCATTAGCTATTTTTCTTATACTTACTCTACTACCTTTTCCGTTTCCAGTACGTATTAAATTAATAGTTGTTGGGCTAACTCCACTCAGTTTAGCTAATTTTTTGTTAGTCATATTTCTTTTAAACATAATATCATCAAGTTTTGTCATAATTAAAACTCCATACTTTTCACCCTTACATTTGTTAACGAGTTAGTTAGATCAATATCAACTCCAGCATGTTCTATGAGTGGATATAATCCATCTTTCGTTAATGAGTAAGTTCTTTCATCATATTCAAAAATAATTTTTTTAACAAATTTAAAATTGTAACTTTCACCTTTAACAATTTCAATTAATTTATATAGTTTCTCGTCCATTTTTCAAGTTCTCCATTAATTCATTAAATTTATTGTCTATCTTTTCTACTTCTTCAATTTCAATATATAGCCCACTATTCTTGTGCCACCTCTTACTAACTTCTAAATCAGTAATAAGCCCATCATCTTTGTAAAAGCCCATATCACACATCACATCTTGCAACAACTTCTGTAAATTATCTAAATCAGGGCGAGTTGCTTTCCTCTCACCGTCTTTAGATTTTTGTGTTGGTTCAAAAATCCATATTACTTTTAACCTAATACCTGTTGAGTATTTCTCTTTAGGTTGAAAGCCACTCAATGCACGTTGTAAGGTTACTTTTGACTTCTTAAGGTTTCCCGTATTGTAAAATGTTTTAGTTTTGATTGAAAATTTCTTTTGCTGTGCCGTAGTTCGTGGTACTTCTTTCATCGCTGTAAAAAAACTTAACACTTTATCACCTCACTTTAATTTTCATACCAGTTAAATTTTCCAAGTGTAGAATTTTTATTATTTTCAGTAGCTTGTTTTTTAATAACTGAATTGTACAAGCTAGCTATTACATAATTTTCAAAATTAGTAATTTGTTTAGATTTTAAGATTTGCTCTACACAGTAATTAATTTGAGTTTCAGTAACGTCTTTTAATACCTCTTGTACTACTGATACACTAACCTTAAAGCCGTTTATTGTGTAGCTTCCTGCGGCTTTTTTACCCGCTTCTTTTATTGCTAACTCGACATCTTTTTTAAGCTTGTCAAAATAAAATAAATAACTGTTGGTTTGTATATACAAATTATCTTTATCAGCTGTATCTTTATTTTTACTTAAATCTTTATTTTTGATAAAGTTATTATAATTAATATATATATAATCTTTATTAATCTCTTTTATGGTTGGGGCATTTTGCACTAACTGGTTGGGGCATTTTGCACTAACTGGTTGGGGCATTTTGCACTCACCGTTGGGGCATTTTGCACTAACCCCATTTTTAGAGGTTGGGGCATTTTGCACTAACCTAGATTTTAGATTATCACTTTCATTTTTAGTAATATTTTTATCTAGTTTAAGATTTCTATTAAAAGATATTTTGTTGTAATTTACTCTATATAATTTTCCGTTTTTATATTTTTTTGTAATTAAAAAGTTTGCTTCCTCTAAATTATTTAATGCTCGTTTCAAAGTATCTAAACTAAAACATAACGGGAAGTCCCTTTCTAACATTTGTTTGACTGACGAAAACATCCAGTAAGAACCATCGAGATAATACTCATTTTTATTCTTGTTAATAGTACACCAGTAGTCTACCTGCTGGAGAACAAGGGCTTCATTAATCTTCCCTTGTCCCAGCGTTGGTAGCAAACTTAAATTCAGCGGTATTATTTTAGCTGTATTTTCTACCATAAATTACTATTCTTGTTTAAACGGATTAACAACATCGTTCAAAACATTATCAAAATTAAAATCATTACCAAAATTATTAAATAAGTTGTTAGTATTGTTTATTCCACCAGTTCCTTGCATTTGCATTTGTTGTTGATTATATTGCACGTTATTAGCGTTATTTTGCGGTGTATTAAGTTGATTGATGTAATTCATAGCGTCATTACTTTGAGGGGCGTTATAGCCGTTATATGCGTTATTTTGAGCTAGATTATTTTGTTGGTTAAAATTATTCAAGTGTTGGTTAAATTGATTAGCTTGATTGTCTTGTTTCGGTTTAGGGAAAAATGATAATCCATCAACCATTACATCTGTTGTATAGACTGTACTGCCATCTTGTTTTTGATAGCTACTTGTCTGAATACTACCAGTTATTCCAATTAAATCACCTTTTTGGCAATACTGAGCTATTGTTTCCGCCCTTTTACCAAAAGCTTTACAACTAATAAAATCAGTCTGTTTTTGTCCATTTTGGTCTTTAAAAGTCCTTTCTACTGCTAAAGTAATATTTAAAGATGAATTATTGTTACTTGTTTGTTTTAATTCTAAATTCCTTGTTATTCTACCAGTTAGTACTACATTATTTATCATTGTTTTCTTCTCCTTTTACTTCTTGTTTTTGTTCTTGTTGTTGTTGTCGTTGGTTTAAAATCCATTGCCAAACTTCTCTTAATTCCTCGTTTGTTAAATCTTCTAATCTAAACTTGTTCTTTTTACTCAAAATTGATTGAATGTGCTGAGGCGGTAAATTTTGTTGAATTGCTTGAATTAAAGCGTTACGTTCTGCCATAATTTCAGTAAAGTCTGGTTCAGTTAATTTAAGTAAGTTTCTATATAGATATCTCATGTAATAAGTATCTACTGAACCTACAGTCTGAACAGTATTTCCAGCCCGTTGCATTGCAACGCCTACTTTCTCGTTAGGTTGCGTTGGTAAAATAGGTGGCACTTCCGTTTTTTTCATTTTGAAAGTCCTAGCTTCTAATGGTTTTTCTACATCCTTAACTACTAACGTTTTATACTCTTCATCTTCAGTATATTCATCATATAATCCAATTTCTGAGCATATATCAATGGTATGTGGTAAAAAATCCGATAACTGATAGTAATTAAATTTTCCGTGTCCATTATAACCAGTAGGCTTTAAATTTAATTCCTTAATTCTTTTCCTTAAAATCAATATCTTTTGTTCTACACTCATTATTAAATTTCCTCCATCCATTGTAAGTATTCACCTATTTTTTCTTTAAAATAATCACTTTCCAAATCTTCTTTAGTGAAAATCTGAGTTAAATTATCTTCGCTATCAAATAATAATTTTCCTTTAGCTCCGAATTGTTCACTAACTCTATTAAATGTAATATATTGTTGTTCTCCACCTAAATTTAAATTTTTTAACGGTATTCTAAAATAACCGCTTCTATCTTTGATTTTAGTGTCTTCGTATTTTCTAACGAGTTTCTTTAATTCAACAGGTGTATTCTTAAATGTAGTGCTATATTGTTCATTCTTACCAACAATAGCGTATATCACATCTTTCTTTATAATTTTATATTCTTCATCAGTTTCAGCTATAGTATAATTTTTCTCATTTAATATACTAAGAAATTCATTAGTTGATATCACGATACATCACCTCTAAATATGAAATATATACTTTAATTACTTCAAATTCCTCTTTAATTGATAAACTTTTATAAGCTTTAGCTACCTCTGTTTCATCTTTTTCATATAGAAATACATCTCTAAAATGAAACATATCATCTATAAAGCCCTCATATCCGTAGTTTTCAATTAATTCAAATAATACTTTCTTTTGATTTTCGTTCACCGTTAATTTCCTCCTTGCTTTTTCAAAAAATCTACGATATAATATAAATAGATTTTTGTTTTATTTATTGCTCGTTGTTTTATAGCAACGAGTTTTTTTCTATTTATCATTCAACATTTTCTTAATAGTATGCAATAACATTTTTCTAGCGTAATAATACATTAGATTTTCGATCTCCTCTTTATTAACGCTACTAGCTCCTTGAGATATACCCGTATAAATTCCACCTACTAAATATGAGTTAACAACATTTTCTATCATTTCTTTGTTGTCTTCAGTTTCTTCTAATTCTAATAATTTTAAAATATCTTCGTTAATATTTACTAACATTTTTTTATTCTCCTTTACTTCCTGTACTACCAAATCCACCATTTCTAGTAGCGTTCTTAAGTCTTACACCGTGTGTAACAGGTAATATTTTGTTAAATATCCCTTGTGCTATTCTAGTGCCTTTTTTAATGGTGATATGCTCATTAGTTAAGTTATTAAACTCAATCATGATATGTCCTTCGTTTTTTTCGTTGTTGTAATAATCAGCGTCAACTATTCCTACTCCGTTGCTCATGATTAATCCTAAGTTAACAGGAATACTACTTCTAGCGAATATTTGTAAATATTCATCATTTTGCATAAAAGCCTTAACTCCAGTTGGGACTAATGTAGCTTCACCCTTAAATCTAAAGGCAGGGATCATAATATCAGCACTAGCTATAAAATCAACTCCCGCACTATGAATCGTAGCTTTGATTGGTAATTCACCGTTCATTCCCTCGATTAATTCAAATCCTCGCATTTTATACTCCTTCCTTTTTTATGTAAATTAAAATATTTTCATCTTTTAAACAATCTAAAAATTCATCAAAATCCTCACAATCATTCTCTTCGTATAATCCAGCTAAAACACCTGCTAGAATATCTCCTTGTATTTTTACATGATTAAAATGTTCACCTTCAATCAATATCATTTCCTATTCTCCTTTTAACTCATTTAAATCTATATCTAATACTTTTGCTATCTTAACAATATGTTCTAACTTTATATTTTTCACGCTATTATATCTTATTCTACCTATATTGCTATAAGGTATACCTGTTAATTTAGCTATTTGTTCACAAGAAATACCTGTTTCCTCTTGTCTTGTTTTAAATAAATATTTAAATGTTGGAATAACTCCATTACTCTTTTCTTTACTAATCTTCACCACCATCTGAAAAAGCATATCTTCCACGTTCATCTAAGATGTAAAACGGTAATAATGTTGCCCCTAATAATCCACTAAAAATCGTATTCCATTCTAAGTCGCTAAGGATTAGCATACACACTGCAACAACAATACACGTCCAGTAGTAAGTGTTAAACTTTCTTTTTCGTAAACTATTCATTAACTTACACGCTCCATTTCTCTTTCTTTAGAATTAATATAATTGTAAATTCTAACCTTGTTAAATCGTTGGTTAGTTCTTGCTGTTCCTTGGATATATAAGTAAGAGTTTTCTAAAGATTTTATTTCTTTAATATATTTCTTATATTTAATCGGATTTGTTTCGTATTTTAAAAACTTAATCAATTCATTCTTATCTATCCAATCATCAGGATTTTCAATCATATCTTTATAAGCATTATAAAAATCTCCTTCGTAATTGTTCATATTAATCACCTACTTTCGCTTTTTTTTACTCTGAAGAGTATCATAAATGGTTGCACCAAGAAAATTAGAGTCAATCTTAATAGACTTACGCTCATTTGTGTGGTCTATTATTTTTTTTGCAATAAACACACCAGTTATAATTATTAGTAGATTTTTCACTCTCACTCCTCCTTTCTCTTATGTTATAATTACCTCAAAGGAGGTGAATTATAATGAATGATATTTCTTTAAATTATTCTTTAGTTTTGACAGATGGTAAAATCAATATAGACACATCTTTTGTTGGTAACGATAAAATTACAAGGATTATTATCGAAAACAATGAAGATGTTATTGCTCAACTTCAACTTTTGCCAAAAGATGTAATATTATATTTTGAGCAACATAAAGATAGAATCACACTTAAATCAAATAAAGAATTAATTCAAAAAGAAGATAAAGTTTATATTAACTTTTAATTTTCTCTACCCTCAATTCAATAGAGTTGGGGGTAATTTTTATGCTTGAATAATTTTTCCCATCTGTAACTACTGTTTCAGATTTTGTTTTTTTATTATTTATAATTTTTTCTTTTTTAACCATCTCCACTCCTCCTTTCTGCCTTATTAAATAAGGGAGTTTTTTGTTTGATTTAAAAATCAATTTAAACTTGATTTGTTATTTAAAAAAAATATCGTTAGGATTCACTTCTAAAATTTTACAAAGTTTTCTAAAATCAGCTAATTTCATATCCTTACCGTTACTTTTTTCCCATTTAATCATGGTTGACTCGCTTATTCCCATAAGGTTTGCTAGTTGCTTTTGCGTTAGACCTGCATTAACACGTGCTGCTTTTAATGTAAGTTTAATCGTCACTTTCTCACCTCCTTTACTTGCTAATTTCTCTTACTTATCCTTTTTCCAAAGTTGATAAAATTTCACCATTGTAATTACTCCACCACAAATAAAAGCAATACCAACCCAATGAATAAGTCTTCCTAATAATTCTAACATTGTTATTTACAAAATCTCGAAAATAGATTATAATTGTTTAAGGGGTTTCCCCCTCTTAGTAGAAATTATTTGAAAAATAGATGTTCTATTATCAAAAGGGCGATTCCTACTAAGAATGATAATAGAGCTTGTGAGAGAAGCTCTTTAAGTCTGTTGTTTTCAACAGGCTTTTTTCTTTGCCTAATCTTCCTAATCTTTCTCAAGATTTTTTCCTCCTTCCTTAACTGTATATATTAATTATAAATCAACTTTAACTTGATGTCAATGATTTTTTCAAAAAAAACTTGATTTTTTTTAAGTTTATATTGAAATTTTAAAAGTTTAAGTTTATAATAGTATGTAAGAAAGGAGTTTTGAATATGAATAATATTGAAGAAAAAGAAACTCAAAGAATTTTTTCCAATAATTTAAAATACTATTTAAAACTAAAAAATAAAACACAACTTGATTTAGCCAACGCAATCGGAGTTAGTAACACTACCATTAATAATTATGTAAAAGGATATAATGCTCCTAGAATGGATAAAGTTGATAAAATTTGCAAGTATTTAGGAATTTCTCGGAGTGACCTTATAGAAGAAAAATCAACTAAAACTGAAAATCAAGATATTTCAACGATGGTAGATGATTTAATGAATAATCTCAATAGTACACAAACCCTAATGTATAAGGGCGAACCAATGGACGAAACAACAAAGGAGTTAGTGCGTGCTTCTATCGAGCAAGCAGCCCGAATTGCTATGGCACGTCACAAACAGTCTAAAATTGACGATTAAAGAGATTTATACTTCTCTTACAAATAAATACGGAACAAACGATCCATTGAAAATTATTAAAAGATTAGGAATAATTGTACAATTTGCCGACCTTGGAGAAAATAAAGGTTTATATCATACGTTGGAAATAGAAGATAACATTTACCATTGCATACACATCAATAATAATCTATCTTCAAACGAAGAGAGGTACACGTTAGCACACGAATTAGGACATTATATTCTACATCAAGGTTCTAATTTGCATTTCTTAAGACGTGTTACCTCTACACCTCTATCAAGGCAAGAAATAGAAGCAGATTTATTCGCTAGCTATTTCGTGGTATCTGATGAGGAAATAAAAGAAATTAACAACTTAACTTATATTTCACAATCGTATAAATTAGATTATAGGATATGTGAGAAAAGGCTGGAATATATTATTAATTAAAGGAGAGAATAAGAATGGAAAACATAGAAATTTTAAATTTTATAACATCTGTTAAATTATCAGAGAACAATAATTATGTCACTCTACCACTTAGTATAGAAGTAGAACAGTTACCATTAATGTTTAATATGAAAATGAATTTTAACTTACTTGGTAATAATTCAGATGAATATTATTATATAATGTTAGAAATGGTAAATATAGAAACTAAAGAACGCGCTCTTAAATTCTATGAAACGGTAGTTATGTCTAAATTCCCTTGGGGCTTTCAACTAAATGATGGTAGAATGGCTACAGCTTTGAATGTTGAAAATATTACTAATGTTGTTCAAGAAAAAGGTGATTATTATTTAGAATTAAGCTTAAAAGACAAGAATGGTAATTTAGTAACTAAAGCTAAACAGTTTTTAAGGATTGATTAAAATGATAAACCAAGAAATAATTAATTTACCACAAAGTAGTTTAAAAACACAAGAAAACATATCTTCAAACTCCACTTTATCACCTAATAATGATATAATGAAGATAGATAATACCCACTCTCTTGTAAAATTAACAGAAGATGAATTATCTATGATAAAATCTTATAGGCTTAATAGGAGTTTTGACATGACCGAATATATACCAAGAAAAGAAACAGAAAAAGAAATAAATCGATTAGATAAAGATATATCAGATATTAAATCAGATGTAAAAATTATTAAACAAGATTTACAGAAAATAGAAAGTAAAATGAATTCTTTTGCGACAAAAGAATATCTAAATAAAGAATTTAAACCTGCATTATTAAATGAGTTTAAAGTACATTTAAATGATGAAGCTAAAAAAACACGATACTGGATAATAGGTTTAGCTGTTCCATCTGTAATATCTATTATATCTATTATAATAGCTATTATCAAAATAATTTTTTTTAAATCTTAATTCTAATTATTAATATTGCACTTAAAAGTTTAAAATGCTATAATTATTATACGTATTGTCGGCGTGAACCGGCAGGTAAAATAATCTAGATTTTTTAGTACTTTGAGTGAAAATGCTTAAAGTACTTTTTTATTTGTAAAGTGAAATTCTAAACTGATAGAATTCCACCAGTTTAGACAAAATAAAAATCCTCTACCCCTGCAAGAGTAAAGGATAAAATGAGATATTGCAGTATCTCAGAAAATGTGTATGATATACACATAAACCACCACTAATAGTATATCATACACATCTAGTATTAATCAAGAAAGGATGTGTAGTTATGTACAAAGAAATAACACACAACGGGAAATACAGATTTGTTCAATCATTTAAAGATAAAGACGGTAAAAATCGACGTGTTTCTGTTGTTAAAAATAACAAGACTAGAGCAACTGAGAAAGAAGCTTATGAGGAATTACAAGAGAAAATTAATAAGATTTTAAATCCTAAACAAGAGTATCATAATTTAGGATACTACAAAAAAAAATACTTAGAATTTAAAAAGCCTACATTAGCTTATAATTCATATATAGCATTTAAAAATAAAGTTGAAATCATAAAAGATAACGAAAAAATAGAAAATATAACCAAAATAAAATACGATAAAAAATTAATAGAACTACGAAAAAAATACTCACCAAATAGTATTAAATTAGCTTGCGTTGTACTGAATAATTTTTTTCAATTTATTAAAAAATATTATATACCAAATTTTGATGTTAGACTTGAATTTAAATTGACTAAAGATGAAAAAGCTATGGAATTACAAAAAATTAAATATTTAGAGTATAACGAAATAGAGAATATTTTGAAATCTATAAAAAATAATACTGTTAGAAATATCGCTATTTTACAGTTACATACAGGATTGAGAATAGGGGAAGCATTAGCACTTACTCCTAATGATGTTGATTTTAAAAATAAAACTATAACAATTAACAAAACTAAATTAATAAACGGACAAATCACATCACCAAAGACAATATCAAGTGTTCGAATAATAGAAATATCTGATTTTATAGCTAAATTGTTACTTAATTATATATCTTCCCACAAATTTATTTTCAAAATAACATATATGACAATATTGAAACATTTAAAACCTTTAAATGTTCATACTCATATATTCAGACACACTCACGTTGCTTTATTAATTGAACAAAATATTCCTATCAAGGTTATTTCTGAAAGGTTAGGTCATTCAGATATTAACACAACTCTATCTATTTACACTCACGTTACTGAGAACATGAAAATAGATTTGAGAAATAAATTGAATAACCTTTCCCCATTATTTCCCTATTCTTAAAAAATAGGTTGTTAGATTATTGTTAAATCAACACATATTTAAAGTTTTTATAATAATTATATGATATAATAAATTTTAGTTTCAAATAAATAAATTATGAAAGGATACAATATGACTCAAAATGATAAAAATATTGTTACTGAAGATAAAGTAACATTTAGATTATGTGATGATTGCCTTGGTGTTAATCTTAAAACTTTAATTCCAAAATTAAAAAAGAAAGCTCCAAATGCTGAATTTATCATAGGATGTCAATCTTACTGTGGACCTGGACGAACTCAAACATTCACGCTAGTAAATAGTAGAATCTGTATTGCTGATACTGAGGTAGAATTAATGCCTTTAGTAGATGAAAAACTTCGAGATCGTATGAGTGCCGAAGATGAAGAAAAATACAGAAAGCGTCTTGAACGTCGTCTTGAACGTACTTTCTACTTTATCATTCCTGAAAATGCCACAATTAAAGTTGGTGAACAAATAGATATTAGTTCCGAAGGAGTCATTGCACGTAAAGCTGGACAATCATATCTTGATGATCTGATTATCGAAGGAGAAGTTGATACTTCTAAACCAGGAACTTATGAATTAGTATATAGAGTGACAATTGATAATAAAGAACATAAACGTAAAAGAACTATTACTGTAATTGATGAAAACGTGTAATATATATTCATGAAAATAAAAAGAAAAGAATAAAAAATAAAATCATTTAAACCTATAGGAAAAGAGCTATATAGTATCTACCTATAGGTTTTCCTTTATTTTCATAAAATAAAATTAATGCGACTTTTTTATAAAATAACGTTTACTTTTTTTGTAAATGTGTTATAATATAAGTAAAGACATAGAAGTCGGAGGTTTTTATTATGGAAAACAAATATTCTAAAATTTTAGTCGCAGTTGACGGTTCTAAACAAGCTGAGTGGGCATTTAAAAATGCTGTAGCTATTGCTCAGAGAAATGAAGATGCAGAATTATATATCGCTTCTGTAATTGATGCGACAATCGCAACTTCTGGTTTATCAGATCCATATATTTTCAACTCATTCTACAAACGTA